GTCGGGGATTGCATCATATAACGCATTTATCAAAACGGGGATTGCCTGCAAGACGCTTAACAATACTTGCAAGAATCCTTCCACAAGTACGGACTCCAAACTATACAAACCAGTTATAAGCGTTTCGATAATCTGCGGTAATGCGTCGATTAACGCGGGTAAAATTTGCGGGATTGCGTCCACGATTGCCATTATTAACGTGACCGCACCTTCCAGCAACGCCGAAACGCCATTTATAAGGCCGTTTACAATGCTTGTAATAATGTTCGGCAATGCCACGGATAACGCCTTAATAACGGTCGGTATTGCGTCCACGATTGACGCTAAAAACGTGATGCACGCTTCAATAAATACGGGAAGTTGTGTCATTAACGCATCTATAATTTGCGGAACCGCTTCGATTACCGCAAGAACAATTTGCGGAATTGCCGTCGCCAGCGTTTGCAAAACACTTCCTGCCAGTGTTAAAACAGTCGTGACAAGCTGGGGCAACGCTGACAAAATACCAGTGATTAAATTAACCACAAGCGACAAGCCCATTTGCACCAACTGGGGAAGCATGGTCGAAATCATGTTCACGCCCTGCATTATCATGTCCGAAATTGCCCCGCCGACTTGTTCGCCCGCGCCTTCCGTCCCGTCGATTAAACCCAGGAACCCGTCGCCCAGTGATTCGATGCTGGGAAGTAATGACGTCAAGATATTTGCGCCCATAAGTTTAAATTCGGTTGTAATCGGTTCAATTACCGCGCCGATGTTTGCCGTTGCGTCTGCCAGTTCTGATTGTGCGCGCTGGGCTTCGATAATATCGGCGTTTAATTCTTTGTACGATTCCGAAGCATCGCCCAAAATACTATCGGTCACGCCTAAAATATACGCCTGCTTTTCTGCTTCGGTCGAACACGCCTGCAGGCCCGCATTGAAGTCGTCTACACTGTACCCGACGCCCTCTAATAATTGCACATAAGCCCCAGTCGCTTCGTTTAATTTCAAAGTTTCGTTGGCGGATTCGTAGAATGTTTCGGGTTGCAACGCATCGCCAAAACGTCCCACAAGGCCCCCCGCAAGTTCGCTCCATTTTGCCAGGTCTTCTTCGGCATTTGCTAACAATGCAATTTGTTGCGATGCTTCGACGGCCTGGTCGGTTTCGCCGATAATAGAGAACAATTCTTTGTATGTTTCCGTTGCGGTATCGCCCGAAAATCCCGCCGTCGTGAACGCCGTTTCCAGCTTTCCTAATTCCTGGCGGTATTCCCTGGTTTCGTCGGCCAGGCTTGCAAGGCTTGAAATGCCGTCTTTCACGGCTCCGACAAACCCAGTCAACAAATTACCCGTGAAAACAGACAACGCGCCGTCAAGTACCGAAAAACCGCTTTCCACGTCTTCCGCTTCTTCGCCCATATCGTCCAGCACTTCCGCAACGGTCTTTCCTTCTTTTGACGCTTTCTTTTCCGCGTCGCTTACTTTCTGCAATTCATCGTTAAAATTCGCGATTTGCTTGTTTGTGTTCGCAATGGTCGCCTTTTGGTTGTTGATTTGTACGCGCAATTTGTCCGCCTGGACGGAACCTTCGCCCATTTCTTCGACGGTCTTTGCGTATTGTTCTTCTAAACTCTCTAAAATCGTCTTTTGCGATTTTAAATTACTGTCTAATTGTTTCAATTTCGCGCTGATGCCGTCCGTGCTTTTCGTCCAGTCGTCCATTGTGGCCGTTGTTGCCTTGAACTCACTGTTTGCAATGCTGATTTGTCGCTTCGCGTCCTGCATTGCTTCTTTTAGCTGGGATATATCCGCCCGAAATTTTAATGTTGTGTCGTTGTTGGTTGCCATTTTGCACCCCCTTTTTGCCTAATACCAGTTATCCCCCGCCTTTTTATAAATAACGCCGTTTTGAACGGTTGCGCCTTCGCCGTGCTTGCGTTCTGTCTGTCGTTGGTTATGCTTCAAAAGTCTTTTTATCAATAAAAATACTTCCCGCGCGGGATATTGCCGTATTTTAATCGGGTTTAAATCGTGGAATCGGTCGCATAATGTGACCGACATTTCGAACAATGTTTCATATACGGGCGTATCGTCGCCCGCATCTAGTTTTTTGAACCGTCCCCCAGTCCGTTTATTTCGGCCATTGCATAACGTACAATGTTCATAAAAAGGGGTACTAATTCTTTAATTTTTGTGTTTTTCAAGTCTTCGTCGGTCAATCCGTCGAAAACCTCTTTTAACAACGGTTTTACTTTCTTCATTGCAACAAGAATAACTTTTGCCAGTTCCGCATTGTCGTTCATTTTGTCAATGTCGATAATGTCGATTAAATCCTCAACCGTTCCGAACAAAATGTCTACGGTTTCGGTTGTATAAGTCTTTACGACTTCCTTTGTCTGCGGGTTATATATGTTTAATGTCAGTTGCATTTTGTTTTCCTCCTAAAATGGGCGGTAATAAATACCGCCCTTTTGATAATTAACTACGCTACGACGGTAATGTCGTCGGGTGTCTTAACTGTTTCGAAGAAGTTTTCTTCTGTAACGCCAGTGTTTACGCTAGTGTCTACGTTTACGGCCTTTGCGGTCTTCTTCTTGCCGTCAATAGTGAATTTATGCGCGGTATTGATACCCGTATAAACTAATTGCTGGCCCGTTGCGTCGGTTCCGTCGTTCTTTGTGCCGTGTTCGGAATCGGGAACATTGAATTTTCCCTTCATACGCCATACAAAAACTTCGGTTCCGTCGTTCTTTTCTGTGATGTAACCCATTGCGAAATATTTGGGGCTTCTTTCGCCTTCAACATACATTCCCTTCTTGTCGTCGTAATACTGGCCCGTAAGTTTTGCATTTACGTCGAATGGAATTGCTGATGCGTCCACGGTTACAGTGTCCGCGCCCGTTGAATCGATAACGATTGCGGGGTTGTTGTCGTAGTAATGTGTTTCGCTTGATGTTGCGGTGTTTCTTGTAAGTTTAGAAACGCCAGCAACGGGGAATACTTCGCCGAATGTGATTCCTTCCGCGTTGTCTGTCAATACCTCCGCACATACAAGATTTCGAATACCGCGCCACTCTTTAACTTCTGCCATTTTTGAATCCTCCTTGTTTATAAATCTTGACGGAAAAGGACTTCAATGCCCCGTCCCGTGTGTGTCTGTTCGTCGCTGTGGACGTCATACCCTGCGCCCGCAACGATAAACCCTTTTGATTCCAACTTTTCGCCAATGCCTGCCAGGACTTCCGCAACCTTTAACGGGTCAACCGAATAAAAATTGATACTATAAAGCCACTCAACGGCCTTTTTGACATTGTCGTAATGCGAAATAGTTGTGGTCGAATCGTTCCAAAATGTGAAAAAATTGTCGGGGTATGTTTCGTCGGGCAATAAACTTCCCTGCCGTAAAACGGGGAAATTAAACCCCGACAATGCTTCGATTAACAAATCTTCCATTTTTAGCCCTCCAATTCTTTCTTGATTCGTTCCATTATTACGTCCGCTTGTATGCGTCCGATTTCTTTTTGGTTCTGATACAAGGCCTTTTTCAAACCTTTAACGGGTTGCATACGTGGCGTTCCGTTGACGGCGGTTCCGTACGTCAAATAAATACTTTTTAGGCCCGATTCTTCAAACCGAAAACCGACTTTTACATATCCCACAAGCCCGTCCCATGTAACGGTCTTTGACTTGTCGATTGACTTCTTTGTTTCGCCCGTTGAATAACGCCCCTTTGCTGGTAGATTTACGATTGCTTTTTCCACTTGCGCGGTTGCGTATTCTTTCGACGCGATTAACGCATCGGACGTCGCGCTTTTCATAAGCGCATCGCCCCCCAGTCTGTCAAGTTTGCCGATTAGTTCCCCCATGCCTTCAAAGTCTAACCCGAATTTATTACGCGCCACCGTGTACCCTCCGAACCTTAAATTTTAAATACTGATGCCGTTCTTCGATGTCTTCGGGGTCGCCCATAACTTCGTATAGTTTCGCCCCGTACTGAATACGGCTTCCGCTTGTGATGTCGGGTCTATACCATGTTTCAATATTTGCCGTTTCGACAACCGAAAGAACGTCGTTCGAAGTGCTTTCCGTTCCGCCGTATGTCTTAAAAAGACAATTCAACGGCCCGACGTCTTTGTATTCCTTTTTTTGCACGCCCTTTACGGTCGTGTGTGTCGGATTCTGCAATATAACCCGTGTTGTAAATGCTCCGCTGGGTCTATACATGGTTTACCCCCTTGTCATAATTAAAATTTCAACCGAAACAATTTCGGTTATTGCGCTTTTGCTTCGGAATCCTACGGAATTTGTCGCTTGTGTGTACGCTTCCACGTTGGAATCCGACGCTTTTGCAAAAATAATATTGCTGGACGTTACCCCGCTAACATTTGCCGTTTGCGTGTAATATTCGCCACTTAAAACCCACGATGCGACGGGAAGATTTACCGTTGCCGTGGAACCGCGGAAAAATAACGCCTTTATCTTTTGAAAAAAATACGCTAGTCCGCTTTTATTCAACATTACGCCACCGCCTAACCCGTGACGATTGTGTCAATCTCTGCGTTTGTTATTGCGGTTATGTTGAATGTTTCGCCCAGCGAATCCCATACAGTACCGTCCCAGGCGTAATTTGCGCCCGTTGCGGTTACGTTGTAAACGTCGCCGACCGTGTTTCCCGTTGTCGGCAATGCCGAAACGGTTGCGACTGAACCTTTGTATTTATACATTGCCGTAATGTCGCTTT